GTCTACCACCAATGTTTCAGAGGGCACAAACCTCTACTATACTACTGGTCGTTTTGACACAGCCTTTACTTCTAAGAGTACAACGGATCTTTCTGAGGGTATTAACCTTTACTATACTACTGGTCGGTTTGACACAGCCTTTACTGCTAAGAGTACAACGGATCTTTCTGAGGGTATTAACCTTTACTATACTTCTGGTCGGTTTGACACAGCCTTAGCGGCTAAAAGCACTACAGACCTTGCTGAAGGCACAAACCTGTATTATACTGACGCAAGAGCTAACACAGCTATTGATGCAAGAGTAGACCAAGCCTTCGTTAATAACTTAAACGTCGATGCTGATACATTGGGTGGGGATAGCAAGGCTACTATCTTATCTACAGCAGAATCAAATGCTCTAGCATTAGCAATAGCTCTAGGATAAAACATCATGGCTAACACATTCAAGAATTACACGTCAGCATCGGTAGGCACATCTGCCACCACCACGTACACTGTACCCGCTGCAACTACATCTGTTATGATTGGTTGTAACCTATCTAACACCTCAGCCTCTCAAGTCACAGTAGATGTTCAGGTGGCAGGTATTTACCTCGTTAAGGGCGCACCTATTCCTGCTGGCTCTGCTCTGTCAGTGCTGGACGGCAAGATCATCCTTGAGACGACTGACACTGTTGTTGTAACGTCCTCTGCTGCAACCTCTTGTGATGTGATCGTAAGTGTACTGGAGCAGACATAATGGCAGGTTACATTGGATCGAAAGCCTCGGTCACACAGGTAGACGGATATAACCAAGCTGAAGCTGATGCTGAGTTTGTCAATGACCCTAACGGTGCCATTACTGTTGACGGCTCCAACGTAGGCATTGGGACGAGTTCGCCTCTTGGGAAGCTGCAAATACAATCATCTAACCCAGATGTTTACATTACATCTGCTGACACTGGCCAATCTGATATTTACTTTGGTGGAACAACAGCCCCAGACAAGGGCCGAATCCAGTATTCCGACAACTCAGACTTTATGGCTTTCTGGACAGACAACACCGAACGTATGCGCCTTGAAGCTGATGGCGACTTGCACGTTGGCGGCAACGTAATTGCTTACTCAACCACAATCTCTGATGAACGCCTAAAGACTGACATCGTTAAGATTGATGGTGCTCTGGATAAGGTTGCACAGCTAAACGGCTACACCTTTACCTACACTGCTGACGGTAAGAAGTCGGCAGGTGTCGTTGCTCAAGAGGTCCAGAAGGTTCTGCCTAGCGCAATCGTTGAAAGCACATTGCCTCTCAAGATGGGCGACGATGACGAAACAGAATACATGACTGTTCAATACGATCAACTGATGGGTCTTATGATTGAAGCAATCAAAGAGCTAAAAGCTGAAGTCGCTGAATTGAAGGGGTCGTGACATGGCGCTACAGACAAGCGGTGAAATATCCTTAGCTGACATCCAAGCTGAGTTTGGTGGGTCTAACCCTATCAGCATGTCGGAGTATTATCAGGGGGGTAGCTATGTATATGGTAATAACCCAAATGTCCCTTCCTCTGGTTTAATCAGCATAGGAGATTTCCACGGCGGTGTGGGTGCGGTTTTGCTAAGCTCTGCGGGCACCATAAACGGATATGGGAATCGCCAACAGATTACCGTTTCTAATTATATCTCATCTGGACAGGCTCTTATTATCCCGTCAGATATGTACGTCTGGTCTAATAGCACAGGCTCATACGGACTGACTGTTAATATTCCCTGCACGATTATTAACTACGGTCGTATCATCGGTAAGGGTGGTAATGGCGGATACCACACCTCAAGAGGCTCCAACGGCGGTTCGGCGATGCGTATTACATCAAGTGGTGTAACCGTCCAAAATATGAGTGGTGGCTATATCGCTGGCGGAGGCGGTGGCGGTGGCGGTGGCACATATGCAGGCGGCAACAACAGAGCAGGTGGCGGTGGCGGCGCAGGTGGCGGTAATGGTGCTAATGGTGCATATCCGTACTCCTACAATACTAGCTACGGCGGCACGGGTGGTGCAATCAACGGCACATCTACAGGCACCCTAAGCGGTGCAACCGCAGGCGGCGGTGGCGGAGGCGGTGGTAGCCCAGGAGGCGGTGGAGGTCGTCAACTCCCAGGGTCCAGCCGAGGAGGCTCAGGCGGCTCTAATAAAGGTGGCTCTGGTGGTGGTGGCGGTTCAGTTGGTGGCAACCACCGAAGCAGCAGCGCTCAAGCGGGATCTGCTGCTGCTGGCGGCGGAGGCTGGGGTGCTCGTGGTGGCTCTGGTGGTGCTAGTAGCTACGGAAGCGGCGGCAGGGCTATCTCAGCAACAACATCTTATACGCTATCGAATAGCGGAACTATTTACGGAGCAACGTAATGAGTACCACATGGTTTTATAAAAACAATGAATACACTAGTGAGGCTGATGTTAATCAGGCTGTGTTGGATTTTAAAAATCGCTTAGATAACAACCCTACTGACTGGGCAGTCGTAAAGCAACTGACAGGTGATGCAGAAAGTGGCTGGGGAGTACCTCAAGAGGGGCTTACAGATGCTGAGATTAATGCCTTAGACGAAACACAGCATTACAGCATTTCATCTGTAGTTGGAGGAGGGTCTGAAGTTGGATTGACAGCTACAGAAACCACAGCAAAGGTTGCAGAATACCGTACTGAGTATGCACAATTCTATCAGGTTAATACTATAGTGAATGCCTACAGTCCAACTAACATAGATATGTCTGGTTACGTATAGTGCCAGACGTGAAACGAAGACAATTTAACTTGGAGGCAGTATAATGTCAGGATACATTGGCACACAGCCAGTACCACAGGCTACCCAGACACGGGATAGTTTCACTTGTACAGCAGGTCAGACCAGCTTCGCTACAGGTGGTTACACTCCCACGTTCCTAGACGTGTACCTCAACGGTATCTTCTTGGCTAACGGTGCTGACTACACAGCGGCTAATGGCTCCGATGTAATCCTCACGTCAGGCGCAGCAGCAGACGACATCCTTGAGGTTGTGGCATATACCACGTTTGAGGTGGCTAACGTCTCAGGCGGTGGCATGTTCAAGGGTGACAACGGGACTGTAGGCTCACGGGCTGGTGACATCTTCCGCATCAATGAGCAGACCCTCAACACATCAACAACAATCGACGCAGATGAAAACGCAAGTGCAACTGGCCCCTTGGCTGTAGCATCAGGTGTTACTCTGATAGTCACAACTGGAGGGAACTTGTCCATTGTCTGAGATTAGAGCAAATACAATAAGTGATGCGGCTGGCACTGGCCCTATCGACTTGTACAAGCAGAGTGCTGCGAAGGCTTGGGTCAACTTTAATGGCACAGGCACCATTGCAATTGTAGATAGTTTTAGTGTTGCCAGCTTGACGGATATTGGTACTGGAAATTACGAGGTGAACTTCAGCAACAATATGAGTAGCGTTGGTTATGCCCCACAGATATGTTCGAACGCTGCGGTAAGCAACTATGGGTTCAATAGAACAGGTAGCTTTAATACTACTGCAAAAGTAAATGTAGCTCATTATGAGAATAACACAACTGTAGACACGAGCCAAATCTATATTTCCGCACATGGAGACCTAGCATGAGTACTCTAAAGGTAACAAACATCCAAGCCACGGGTGAAACAGCTACTCGTGCCGTCTCAGGCGTTGCGGCGGCTTGGGTTAATTTTAATGGCACTGGGACTATTGCTATACGAGATAGTGTTAATGTTGCAAGCCTGACGGATATTGGTACAGGGCAATATTACGCAAACTACACAAACAACATGGCAAATGGTGATTACAGTTTTGCGAGTTATAATAGTAGTAACCCTGCTTCTGGGATGACTTCATTTGCCAATCATTACATGGGTGGCAATGATTTAGGAACAGGTAGAATTGGGGTTTCTAATTATAGTGCAAGTTTTGTTGATAGTGATATTGTAACCATTCAAGTTAACGGAGGCCTAGCATGAGTACATTAAACGTAGCAAACATCTCCGATGGCACAGATACCGTCGAGACAGGCTATGTGGTCAATGGGTCTGCGAGGGCTTGGGTTAATTTTAATGGCGCTGGGACGATTGCTATTCGAGAGAGCCTGAACGTGACTAGTTTGGTTGATAATGGGGTCGGTGATTACACAGTAAGCTATGTAGACATTTTTACATCGGTCGGTTACTCTTATTATGTGACGGGGGGCGGCAACATATTCGTATCGTCGCATGCGGCGGGGTCTATTTCGATTGATAACTTTTCTATACCAGGAACACGTGTTGACAACGAACAGATATCCTTCGGCGCACACGGAGACCTAGCATGACCCACGGACACCTATGGGACCGCCTAGCAGAAGCCAAGAGCCGCCTTGCACCTGTGCAGTCAAAGTATCGAGTGCTGTTCGAGAACCCAGCAGAGCCTGATGCACCTGCCTCTGTGCTTGTGCCTGATCCAAACTGGATGGCTGCTGCACTGGCTGGTGGTGTACTGCCGCCCATCGACACATACCTTCGTGACCAGAACGTACCTGACGGACAGCCCAAAGAGCATCCGTATGCTGAACCTATCGGAGCTATGACCGAGGAAGAGGCTATTGAGTATCTGGTCAAGAAAGACATCTCGCCACAAGTCTGGCGTGAATACAACGGTAACAGGATCATCATGAAGATCGTTCCTGTAGAGCTAATACCAAGCGACAGATCATTTAGAAATGCTTGGAAGATCAATCAAACTGAAACGGAGAAACAGCATGACCACTTTTATTAATATCAACGGAGATGTTCGTGATGCGGCATCCCTTACAGTTCCAACAGACCGTACCTTTCGTGGTGCTTGGTCCTTCAACGGTGATGCTGTTGACGTAGACATGACAGCAGCTAAAGCTATCCATAGGGATAACCTGCGTGCTGAACGTAAGCCACGTCTTGACCAACTAGACATCGACTTTATGCAAGCGCTTGAAGCTGGCACAAGCACTACACAGATTGCTACAGACAAAGCTACACTGCGTAACATCACATACGATATACGTTTGGCTGCTGCTACTACACCTGATGAACTCAAAGCTCTGGACCTAGCCACCCTATTGGGAGAATAAGCTATGACTAAAGCAAGAGGACTAGCCGATCTTGGCAATGCTTACAGCGATGGGGCTTTGTCCAATCGTAACATTTTGATCAACGGCAACCTGACAGTCAATCAACGTAACTTGTCCATTGCTTCTGTGGCTACAGGTGCATACGGGGAGGACCGCTGGAAGAAGACAGCAGGTGGAATGACGCAGATCATTGAGGAGCTTAACTACCTTCCAAGTACTGAGTACACGCTGTCTGGCACTGGTATTACAACTCAGCAGATCACTAGCCCCGCTTCGGGTGACTGGACACTACCAGACATTTCAGTGACAGCACGGCTAATTCAACTCGAAGTAGGCGACACAGCAACCCCCTTCGAGCATCGCAGCTATGGTCAGGAGTTGGCTTTGTGCCAGCGGTATTATGCAGCAGCCTATTTTCAGGGTAGAATGTGTGGAACCGCCGCTGGTACTATTGGAGAGATGGTACAGTATCCAGTTCAAATGCGGGTACAACCAACTATTAGTTCTGCTAACCTGAATTATGCTGTAAATGCGAGTTCTCTATTTATTACTTCACAGACAGTAGATTATTTGCGAACAGAATGGACATCAGGAAATTCAACCGTTCACAGCGTTGTTGTCTTCAACTGGTACGCAGATGCGGAGTTATAAGCATGGATAATATGAACATCACATCGGCACAGTACGTTGCAGACCTTATGTCTGGTAACAACACTTCCATCCAAGCCACCATCGACGGCACTGAAATGTCTGTCCCCCTAGACTTATCCAACCGCCACTACGCCGAGATCATGCGGCAGGTTGCTGCTGGCACACTTACAATACAGGATGCTGATTGATGATCTTTGGTAGCTCTCCCTTTTCTATTAACGCCTTTGCTAGTACTGCAGAGACACGCTTTGACGTTCAGGGTGTAGCTGCCACTGCATCCACTAATTCTGTTGTAACAGTATCTGCAGCTAACACGTCTATCGTAGGCGTTACATCTACTGCTACAGTAGGTAATGTTGTAACGATAGCTAAGGCTGTAACACTTAGTGAGTCTGTATCTGCTACAGCTTCTCTAGGAACAACTATTGTCATTGCTAAGGCTGATGTACTACCTTCAGGGGTTGACTCTCAAGGCCTTATCGGTACAACTACAGTCTCAGGCCTAGCAAATACATTCGTGACAAGCCCAGCGCTTTCTGTTACACTTGGTAGTGCAGAGATTATTGCTGAAGCCGTAGCCGTAACGGTAGGTGTAGTAGCTAACATTAATGCAGGTGTTGTTGAAACTCGTACTACTAACGTATTCGAGATTAGCTCTGTACCACTAAACATCTATACGCAACGACCTACAGTTGATGCGGAGCAGTTTGACTACGCTTCACTTAAGGATAGTTATAGCAGGAACAGGGTAGTCTACGTAGAGGCTACTTCACAGAGATTTACTGTCCTAGTCCCTGCAGATCACGCACAAAGAACCGTACACATTGAGGCTCCTAACACGGATAGAGTTGTCCGTATAGCAGCATAAGGAATATACTGATGTCATACAAATGGCCTGATAAAGATAAAGATGAGATATTAGACTACAGTGTAGACTGGTCACGTTTCTTGGGTGATGATAACATATCTGGTGTAACTTGGTACATCAACGATGCTTCTGGTGTTAAGACCGAAGTAGACGCTGCAGACATAGTAAATGGTTTGCAGATGGTACAGAAAACTAATACACTGAACGTAGCCACTATTCGTCTTTCCTTAGGAACTAACAACATACGTTATACTATTACGTGTAAGGTTACTTCTGTAGAAGGCTTGCAGTATGAGCGGTCTATCTTTGTACGTGTTAAGGAGAAGTAAGAATGGCATATGATTTCATTGGTTTGGTTAATGATGTTAACCGCCGCCTTAACGAAGTAGAACTAACTACAGCAAACTTCGCTGGTGCACAGGGTTACTATAACTTGACTAAGGATGCAGTTAACGCATCTATGCGTCATATCCATCAGGAAGAGTTTGAGTGGCCGTGGAACCATGCTGAGGAAGAAGAGATTCTAACTCCTGGTGAAGTTCGCTATAGTATGCCTTACAACAGTAAGACAGTTAATATGAACAGCTTCCGTATTAAACGGGATGAAGCTTTAGGTATTGGTACTAGCAAGCTAAAAGTGCTGAACTACGAAGAATACCTTGACAAGTATGTGGATGCTGAGTATAACTCTGGGGAAGATGTAAGAGGTATCCCTAAGTTTGTTGTTCGTGCACCTAGCCGTGAACTTCTCTTTGTTCCATCACCTAAAGATGCATATGAAGTAGTATATGAATACTACGCTACGGGTGTAGACATGACTCTTTTCTCAGATGTCCCTGAAATACCTGAACAGTACCGCCACACCATTGTAGACGGTGCTATGTATTACGCCTACGTATTCCGTGGTGACATGCAAGCAGCAGGACTCTCAGAGTCTAAGTTTAAGGCGGGTATTAAGAATATGCGTTCTGTTAACATTAACCGCACTGAGTACCTCCGTGATACACGAGTACACTACTGATGGCTACTAATTGGCAGACATTCCCTATTGAGTTTAAAGGTGGTCTCATCTCTAATCTCAGCCCTCTTCAGCAGGGTGCAAATGCTGTTGGTTCTGCTACTATACTGCAGAACTTCGAGCCTGCACGTTCTGGTGGTTACACTAAGCTGCAGGGTTATGTGAAAGCAGATGATAATGTAATACCTGGTTCAGAGCGTGTTCTGGGTGTTAAAGTAGTTAACCCTAGTGAGTACATTGCAGCTAGAAACAACGGTTCTGTCACAGAGTACCACCTGTCAACAGGAAGCGGCTGGTCTAGCTTAGGTACTACAGCACTTGCTGGTGGTAAGATTCGTAGTGCAGAGTATAACTTTGGTGCGGGTCACTTTGTAATCTTTGTAGATGGGACTAATGCTCCTAAACTGTACAATGACACAACCAACACTCTCTCAGACATCACCTCAAACACAGATATACAGGGTGCCGAGCAGGTAGCGATCTTTAAGAATACAGTGTTTTTCTCTAAGGGTTCTAATCTTTATTTCTCTGCTCCTTCTAGTTCTACAGACTTTAGTTCAGCTAATGGTGGCGGTGTTATTAACGTAAGTCACGGCATTACAGGTCTTATCTCTTTCCGTGATCAACTTATCATCTTTAGCCGTAACAACATTCAACGTCTCTCAGGTACAACATTAGCTGACTTCCAACTTAGTCCTATTACTGAGAGTATTGGTTGTCTTGACCCTGATACCATCCAAGAGGTTGGCGGTGACGTTATGTATATGTCACCTGATGGTATTCGTCTTCTAGGTGCGACTGATCGTATTGGTGACTTTGCACTTGAGGTTGCTTCTGACCCTATCGCTGATGACGTTTATAAGTTTGCTCAGAGTACTTCTAACTTTTGCTCTATCGTTGTTCGTGAGAAAGCACAGTATCGTATCTTTGCTTACTCTGAGTCAGAACAGTCTAAGGTTGCTCGTGGGTTGCTTGTAACTAAGTTCTCTAACCAAGGTGCTGAGAGTATGGCATGGGGTGAGAGTTCAGGTATTAAAGCCTACGTAGCGGATTCTAAGTATACATCTTCTGCAGAAACTATTGTGTTTGCTAATGAAGACGGTTATCTTTATCAGATGGAGCAAGGTTCTAGCTTTGATGGTGCTTCCATTGAGGCTATTTATGAATCTCCTTACATGCCTATCTCTGACCCACAGATACGTAAAACATTCTACAAGTTAACTTCTTACATTGATCCTAAGGGTCCATTCTCTTTAGACTTATCAACTAAGTATGACTTTACACGAGCCAATAACCAGAACCTGATTCAACCTGCTTCTACGACTATTTCCAGTTCGGGCTTGGCAGTATCGTTCTACGGGGCTGTTGTTTCTCGTTACAACACTGCTACATATGGTGGTGAGCTAGACAAGGTTTATCAGAATCAGATCATCGGCTCAGGCAAGACTATTTCAATCCGTATTGAAGATAACTCAACAAACCCTTCATTCACACTAGATACTGTTCTACTAGAGTTTACTCAGAATGACAGGCAATAATAAGGAATACCTCTGATGGTAGGTTACACTCGCCAAGATACGGCAAACAACATCGCTAACGGTAACGTAATTGATGCGGATGATCTCGATAACGAGTTCAATGCTGTTGAGGATGCTTTTAACTCGACTTCAGGCCACTCTCATGATGGTACTGCAGGTCAGGGTGCTTCTATCTCTAAGGTAGGTCCAGGACAAGATCTTATTGTAGGTACAACTAACGTGTTACCTAAATCTAACAACACCATGGACTTAGGCTCACAGGCTGCTCAGTTCAAGGATGCTTGGTTTGATGGTACCGTTTCTACGGATGCTTTGATTGTAGGTAACAACAGCTACACAAACATCTCTAACAACGAGTATGACGTTACTTCAGGTGGTCTAACCTTTGATGTAGCGGGTGATATTACACTTGATGCTGATGGCGGTGATGTTGTCCTAAAAGACGGTGGCGTTACTTACGGTAGCCTTAAGGGTCTCTCTAACGAACTGTCTATCTACTCAGGTACAACAGAGGCTTTGGCACTTACAGGTGCAGATGTTGTAGCTCGTGGTGACTTAGATGTAACTACAAACGCTACTGTAGGCGGCACTATGTCTGTCACAGGTAATATGACTATCCCTACCGCTAACCTTACACTTAACTCAGGCAATGCAGTAATTGGTGGTACTCTAGGTGTTACAGGTCTAATCACAGGTAATATCTCTACTCTATCCAATCACACCACCAGTGGTCTAACTGAGGGTACTAACCTGTACTACACCACAGCACGAGCACAAACAGATGCTAAGACTGCTATTTCTGTAATTGATGCAGGTGGTGATGGTAGTGTCACGTATTCAGCAGGTACTATTACTTATACAGGTCCAAGTGCTGCAGAAACTCGTGCACACTTCTCAGCAGGTACAGGTGTAGCTTACTCAGGTGGTCAGTTCTCTATTGGTCAAGCCGTAGGTACATCATCTAACGTAACCTTTAACAACGCTATCGTTAACGGTAATCTAACTGTGAACGGTACAACAACTTCTGTTAACTCTAATGACGTAAACATTGGTGACGCAACCCTAACGCTTAACTCTGATGAGACAGGTACTCCTAGTCAGGATGCAGGTATCACTATTGAACGTGGTACATCTGCTAATAAGTCTTTCCACTGGGATGAGTCTGAGGATGAGTGGTCTGTATTTGGTGAACGCATTAAGGCGGGTAGCTTTGAAGGCCCCTTGACAGGTAATGCCTCTACAGCAACTGCACTACAGACAGCACGTACTATTGCGCTTACAGGCGATGTAACAGGTAGTGTAGCTTTTAATGGTACTGCTAATGCTACTATTACTGCCACAGTACAAGATGACAGCCACAACCACACTATCGCTAATGTAGACGGGCTACAGACTGTCTTAGATGCAATTAACGCCGTTCCATCTGGTGCGATCATGCTGTGGTCTGGCGCTGCGGATGCGATCCCTGCTGAGTATGTTTTGTGTGACGGAACTAACAGCACGCCTGATTTGCGAAACCGCTTTGTCGTGGGTGCTGGTGATACTTACGCAGTCGGCGCAACTGGTGGCTCTGCTGACGCTATTGTGGTGGATCACACCCACACAGGTACAACAAGCACGAAGAGCCTCACAGGCACCGCAACTTATATTTCTGAAACTTGGGCGGCTTATGGTTCTGCAACTGGTATCTTTAGCAAGTCTGGTGGGTATAATCAGTATGGCACCCCAGACAGCCCAGATATAAGTGCCTCTGGCCGACTGAGCATTAACGCCTCCCACAACCACACTCTGAACGTAGACAGCGCTGGCGTATCTGGCACAAACGCAAACTTGCCGCCGTACTATGCGCTTTGCTACATCATGAAAACGTAATTGGGGCTGATCTCAGATGTCCCCAGTAACATTGACACATGATGAGCTAGAAGCTATGCTTGACCGTGCCGCTAAGCGTGGTGCAAAGGTTGTACTAACTGAGTTAGGCCTTCATGACGAGGCGGCCTCTAATGATATGCGTGAGCTACGTACTCTACTTAAGACATGGCAGAGTACACGTCTTAGTATCTGGAACACCTTCGTAAAGATAACAACAGTTGCCGTATTCGGCTTCATCGCTACAGCCATCTGGATGCAGCTAGGCAATAAGTAAGGACTAATATTATGGCTAAGAGATTTGGTGGTTTTACACCTGAACAGATGGGGAAGATTATCCCTGAGATGCAGGGTATGCAGGCTGATGAACAGGCTAAGTTCTTAGCTGCTACTCCTGCTGCTGCTGCACGTGTCGGTAAGATGACAGAGGCTGCACAGAAACGTATCGGCATGGCATATGGCGGTATGGTTAAGGGTGGTTATGCTGAGGGTGGTGATGTCACAGAAGAAGAGACACCTAAAGACGCAAAAGGTTTTGTCTCTGATGCTATGACTGATCCTAAGTCTTTAGTTACTAAGGCTGATGTAGAAAAGATTGAAGTTAATGACGACCAGAAGATTGATCCTACTACAGGTCAACTAGAGGGTGATGCACCTACAGGGACTGCAACAACTGCAGCACCCGTACAGAATGTTACGGGTCCAGAGAAAACACCTGCAGTAAAAGTAGAACCAACACTAACACAAGAGGGTGTTCAGGGTGTTGTTGATAAGCTTGTAGCAGCTACAGGTAAGCCTAGTGATGAAGCTTTAGCTGATGCTGCTACTATGGCCCCTGATCAACTAGCTCAGCTAGGCTTAGATGCTGTACAGATTGAAGAGGCACAGAAGGTTGTTGCCCCTGATGCACGTGAAGTACAAGATGGTGAGCTTATTGAGGGCTCTACTGTTGATATGTCTCGTGTTAAGAAAGAGACAAACTTTGAAGCTGTAACAGGTGCACCATCTACGGATGCTACTGTGCAGGGTCAGCTAACAGGCTTGATGCAAGATTTTGAGGGTGCTGAACCTCCTGCATGGGCTGCTGGTGCAATGCGTCAGGCTGCAGCTATGATGGCTTCACGTGGTTTGTCTTCCTCATCTATGGCAGGACAGGCTGTTATTCAAGCTGCCATGGAGAGTGCACTACCTATTGCACAGATGGACTCACAGACCTTTGCTAAGTTTGAATCACAGAACTTGTCTAATCGTCAACAGACTGCTATGTTTGCTGCAGAGAAACGTGCTGAGTTTCTTGGTCTAGAGTTTAATCAAGACTTCCAATCTCGTGTTGCTAATGCAGCTAAGATCTCTGACATTGCTAATATGAACTTCTCTGCTGAGCAGAATATTGCTTTAGAGAATGCTCGTATGGCTCAGACTGTAGACATGGCTAACATGAGTGCCGCTAACGCTAAAGTATTGGCTGATGCTGCAGCTATGTCTCAAACAGATCTAACTAACCTAAATAACCGTCAACAGACACAAATACAGAATGCTAAGTCTTTCCTAGATATGGATATGACTAACCTAAACAACCAGCAACAGACATCACTCTTTAAAGCACAACAGCTTACAAACTCTATGTTCTCAGACCAAGCTGCAACCAATGCTGCTGCACAGTTCAATGCTTCCTCTGAGATGCAGACAGATCAGTTCTTTGCTAACCTATCCTCTACTGTGTCTATGTTTAACTCAGAACAGAAGGCTGCACAGGATCGCTTTAACGCTGGTGAAACCAATGCTATGGAGCAGTTCAACAAGGGTATTGTGAATATGCGAGAGCAGTTCAATGCACAAAACTCTCTTGTTGTTGAGCAGGCTAATGCGGCATGGGCACAAAGCGTGTCTACTGCAGATACTGCAGCACAGAACTTGGCTAACCGTGACGAAGCTATGGCTGCATCAGAGATGACGTCTCTAGCATTTAATGGCTTGCTTCAAGAGTCTCGTGATCTTATGAGCTACTCTTGGCAGACTGAGGACAGTAATGCGAACCGTGCTACACAACTGGCTATCGCTAAGATTGCTTCAGCTGATGCTGCAGTCGCTGCTAAAGCCTCTAAGTCTGCGGGTCTTTGGGGTGCTATTGGCTCTGTTGCTGCTGCTGTCATTAGATAAACAATACAATCCACAGGATACAAACATTATGGCTGACCCATATAACTTTACTTTTGATGTTCAAGCTTATCTAAAAGAGCAGGAAACAGCAGTTGTAGAAGCACCTGAACAGGGTGTTATGAAGCGTCCCGTTAAGGATGCTGAACCTGTTGTTGAGAACCCTACAGATAGCATAAAAACTAGAATGGCTAATGCCCTAAAGAGTGTATTCCCTGACTCTGCAGCACTGGGTGCAGCACCTAAAGGTGATACCTCTGCAGGACGTAGTAAGGCTCTTAATGATTGGACTGTTTCTACGGAACCTTTCATGCCTCGGTTTCTTGGTGACGTACCTGCATCTATGCTCCTTGAAACACCCCCTGTAACTACTACAGTAGTGGGTCCAGACATGGATACGCTGTCTATGCAGGATGCACAGGAGCAGGCTGCTATTCGTTCTGCTTCTGGTATTACTGAATCACTAGGACGCCCAGCTATGCCTGAAGGTGAAGCCTATTCAGGTGTTACTTTACCAAGCACAGACACTGTACCTGATATGTACCCTACACAGGGTCTTATGTCTCCACCAGCACAAGATGGTGTATCAGGGGTTGATACGACAACGGCTGAAGCTATGGCTACACCCGAAACAGGTGCAGTGAGCACATCACCTAGGCCTAAGCTAAGAGACGAGGATAACGTAGTTAACAAAGCTATACTACTCAACAAAAAGACTACAACCCTTTCCAAAAAGGGTATTAAAGATCAAGTTAGAGATCTAGTAGGGGCTAATGATTATGCTGCTGGTATACTGGGCGCTTTCACTAAAGAATCAGGTAGCAACTTTTCTAAGCTAGAAGAAAATACGAATTACAGCTTGTCTAATGCCAAGGGTGTATTCTCTTCTAAAAAGGTGGCAGATGCTTTGAAGGCTGTCACTCCTGCAGTTCGTGATAAGATCAATTCAGGAGGTAGAGATAAATCTTTTGGAGAGGCTTTAATGAGTCATTATGGCGGCGGCGGTAAGTACCATGGTCGAGGGTTAATCCATATTACACATGACTACAACTACAAGGCAGTAGGTGATCGGATAGGTGTGGACTTAGTAGCCAATCCTGATCTGGTTAAGGACCCTAGATACGCAGTCCCCGCAGCCCTAGCTTTCCTAGAAATCAACGACTATTTCAACCCCGACAAACCCATTACTAAAGATCGCCTTCACCGCATAGTTAACAGACATGCAGGTAAAGCGATTAAAGATTCTAGATGGAAAGCAGTAGAGGGTTTCAGAGAAGACAACACTTCTGTAGAGACTTCACTAAGGCCTAAGCTGAGTCAGAAGAGAGATAACTAATGTTTGGCTTACCTCTAGAACTCATCACAATGTTATTCTCAACGATCCTAGGTGGCGTAATGTCCATCTGGGGTCAATCTAATAAGAACAAGGCTGAACACCAGAAAGCATTGGTCGGTGCAGTTAGCCAAGCACGTGAGCACGGCAAGACAGACGTACACTTTGCATGGACACGCCGTATCATTGCTCTATCTGCTGTGTTCTCTATTATCGTATTGCCAAAGCTAGTGGCTGTATGGTACCCTGAAGTAAGCGTAGTTGTTGGCTACACAGAAATGCATGGCGGATTCTGGAACTGGCTATTCGGCACTCAAGAAGCAATCCAATGGAAGTCAGCATACGGCTTCGTAATTACACCCCTAGATACACATATTGTCTCAGCTATTGTAGGTCTCTACTTTGGCGCAGGTTTCACAAAGTAAGGTACTATTATGCCCGATCAATTCGCACAGCCTATTCCTGGCCAGTCACTGACTGATATTCCACGCAATGCCCCTTGGGAGCGTCCACCTGAGATGGTTGAGCCTGCTAAGATCACAGAGTATTACATCAAGAAGCTTAGCGACGATGAGTTGCTACAGGACTTAGGCCTTGTGTTTGAGCTAGGCGGTGACTTGCGCTCTACCACAGAGGCATTGATGCTTATTGGCGTACAGCAGGGTCTTCACACTGTAGAGGCTGGTATGATAGTAGCCCCTATTGTTGGTACGTACATCAAGGTTGTTATGAATGATATGGGTATCAACCCTAAAGAGACAAACCGTGACCTTGATCAAGAGTCAACAGATAGAGAGAATAACCGTATTAAGATTCTCATCAAGGAAGCTATAGATAAAGATGAGGGTGAATCCTCAGGTGTCCTAGAAGAGATGCAAGAGGCTGCAGAGCCTGACATGGAAATGCCTGAACCTCAAGAAGATGTTATGGCTGAAGAAGTAGAAACAGAAGCTGAGCCAATGGGTCTCATGTCACGAGGTACAGAATAATGGGTGTTGATTATCAAGCGTTTCTGACGTCCTTCCTAGAAGGTACAGCTAAGAACATTAATGAGCGTAAAGACAAGACGGAAGACTACGAAGAGCGTCAACGTGAGATTGCTGAGAAGAGCAAAGGCCTTGTATCTAAGCGTAAACAAATCGTAGGTCAGGCATTAAGTCTGGCTAAGCAGGCTGAAGGCTTGTTTGCTGCCCCTGAAATGATTAGTGCTGCATTAGACTCTGGCCCAGGTGGGTTGCAGGGCTTAGTCTCAAAGCTAACTGAGGGCAAGGGTATTTACGGGGATCGTTGGGATGCAGAAGCAGCTAAGACTATTGCTACGCTACCTGAAGGCTATAAAGTACCAGCGGGTGATCTACAATCCCGTATTGCTGCAACTTATGGATTGCCTCAAGCATCACTTGGCTCTACTGCTGCACCTGATCGTACATTCTGGCAGAAGGCCTTGGGTAAAAATGGTAAAGCTGCCGTTCGTGCTGAGCTAGATCAAGAGTCCTTCTATGAGGGTTACTCTATAATGGACGTGAATGAGGCTGCAGCACAGTCAGAGTATCAGAGCCTTACTAATGGCACCTTTGTTAATTATGCTATGCCTAAGATGTTTAACGCTGAGGATTTGGCTACGGAAGTATCTACCTTAGAGCTAATGATGGATCGTGCAAAAGGTACTAAAGCTTACGTATCCGCAGCATCAGAGTTAGCACGTATTGAGGCTTTACCGCCTGTCATTACAAAAGAGGACAAACTACAACGCAACTTAGATCTTGAGAATGCTAGGGCTGGTATGGTTGCCGCACAGCGTAACTTCTTAGGGGACTTTGTTCAGAACCGTGCTGCTAGTTTCACAGGTGGTAACTACTTTGATGTAATGGGTAGTACTATATCTGCTTACTTGGGTGAAGACTTCCTTTCTTCTATGGATACTACTAACCCATCCGTAGCAACTGTAGCGGATGTTGGTGGTGAAGTAGGTGAACCTGTCCCTAAAGATGTATCTCAGACGGCTACAGACGTAGAGGCTGCTGGTGGTAAAGTAGAAGTATCTACCGCTGGGACTACAATGAAACATCCTGACATCCCTGGCGGGGCCATAACCCTTACAAAGGTTGGTGATGATGGTCAACCTGAAGTAGCTATGATCACCCTTGATGGCACTGAGTACGAACTAACAGGCGAAGCATTAACTGCTACAATGACAGAGATTGCTAACATCAAGCCTAATACTGCAGGGCGTGAGTTAAACTTAGAAAACATTAACACTGATCTAGCGGCTTTATCTCCTGATGAAATACCTACACTAGACCCTACACTAACAACAAAAGAAGAACGTGATGCTCTATCTAAGGATCAGCTAAAGGCTGCAGGTCTAAAGTATAGCCCTCTTGGTAAGCTATTACAGCACTTGCCTGATGGTGAAGAGCGTGACAGACGTGAAGCGGCTATCCTGTTGAAGCGTGATGCTGATCCAGAAAAGTGGTACAAGATGACGGTTCCAGGTATGAACCTTAACCGTCCTTACAAAGTAAAGGGTAGCTCCCTGTTCTTTATTCCAGACACTCGTTTAGCTGCATACGGAGATGTAGTGATCTCTGAGTTCGATATGGATGAAGAATTGCCTAAGAAGACCTTCTCTGAACGTAAGGTCAAAAAGTCTTACGGTACAGAGGGTGCTGACAGAGGTGTAGTTGTTGAAGGTGGCGAAACAGAAGAGGCTGTTACTGTAGACGGTTCTGTACGTCCTAAGGCACGACCTGAGGGTTTGATGAAAGAGCCTGAGCCTGAAGGTGCTGCAGTAGAGGTAGCGGCTGAAGAGCTTATTAAAGAGCACGGTAGAGACATCCTACAGTTCCTACGTGATGAAGGCTTTACCAGTGAAGATACAGAGGAAGACATTGCACAAGGCTTAGCTGATTGGTATGCTAACAACAGTGCCAATCTTTCCCTGCCTTCCGCTCCTATGGACAAAGGCCCAATCACATACGTACTTAAAGCGGCACTAGGTTAAGCAAAGGACTATTAGATGGCTAACAAGATTTCGTCGCTAGAAGAGTTGAACAAGCTTAGGGGTATCACTACCCCTTCGCCTACTACTTCCCCTGTAATGACACAGACACAAGACGCCTTTAGCGCTACGTCTAAACCTGCTACTAACAAGATCAGCAGCTTAGCGGACCTGAACGCACTACGTAACAAGGGTGTAGAGCCTGAAGACGAATACATGTTTGACCCTACGGATACTCTTAAGAAGGATGACCTTAAAACAGGGCAACGTGCTAAGATGATCCGTGCTCACATGATTGACCGTCATGGTGTAGACTATGAGGCAGCTGCAGGTAAGTCTGATGATGAGGTTGTAGAAGACTTTATTGATAACATGCGTTGGATGAACACCAACACTGTATCTGTAGCTAGTGAAGTTCGCTTCATTCATGATGCTGAGGAAGGTGCTAAGAAACGTGCTGGTGATGCATACAAGATATATGACCAGCTAGGTAACGTGTTTACTAATGACGGCTTTACTGGTGCTGTAGATGGCGTTAAAGATTACCTCTTCTCTGCTGTAGCTGACCCATCTAACTACATTGGTATCCTTACTGGTGGTATTGGTAAGGCTGCAGGTGTAGGTATTACACAAGCAGGTCGTGCTGCTGTTAAGAAAGCTGCTATTGAAGCAGGACAGCAGGCCATTAAGAAGGGTGCTACACAAGATGCGGCTAAGGCTGCAGGTGAGCAGGCAGCTAAGCAAGCTGCTAAACGCTTTACGTCTAACAACATCAAGACAGCACAGTCTAAAGCTGTACGTAGAGAGGCTGCACGTAAAGAGCGTGACATCTTCCTACTGGAAGCTAAGAAGAAAGCACAGCGTGATTCTGTCCGTACTGCATCACTTAAGGATGGCAAGAAGATCCTAGCTGCTACCACTGCTGCTGATGCTTCCTTTGCTGTACTACATGACGTAACACTACAGAGCACACTGATGGAAGCTGGTGCACAAGAAAAGTACAGCCTACTACAGACAGGCTTTAGCTCTTTGCTTGGTGGCGTTGGTGGTCTAGCTCAACTAGGGTTCGGTAAGCTTTCTGGTGCTTCAGGCCTTACTGATACAGATATTAGCCTACGCATTGGTGGTAAGCGTACTGAAGAAAGTGCTCGTATTGATACAGCCGTTACAGAGATGGCTGCTAAGAATACTCGTAAAGAGCTTAACATCAAGAAAGAGCAGGCACAGGATGCGGCAGCTATTATCATGGAGAAAGCCGATAGTTGGAAGACTAAGGTAAGCCGTGGCAAAGATGCGTATGATGATGTACCTACATCTATTGATTTCCTTAAGGAAGTAATGCTAGGTGAGGACAACAAGGGTGGTTTAGTTAAGTTCTTCAAAGAGCAGGGCATGGCA